TATGAGCGCGGTCAGGGCCTCGATGCTCTGCCCGTCGGGGAGCTGGCCCTGCCCGACCTGAAATCGCGTGAATGTGATTTCTTCACCTGCGTGGGTGCGGGCTTCGAGTGTTTTGCCTCTCGACGTCACGTAGAATCTCTCAAACATGGTGTTCCTCCTGTCAGTTTACTTGGTTCAGTTCGAAGTGCTTGTACCAGTTGATGTTTCCGCCGATGTCGATGACGTTGGACGCATTCTGCTCGTACCTGATCTCGAAGCTCTTGTGCGACGGCTTCAATTTCTTGATCTGCCTGCGCAGCGCGTCGTCGCTGGTCATGGTCGCGGACAGGTACACGGCGAAGGTGTAGGGCCCGACGTGCTCCACGACGCGGGCGATAAGCCCGGTCAGGTTCTCCGCCAGCTCTTTGACCTTTTGCGGGTTGAAAGCCCCTGTACGGTGCTGCCGCAGCCTGATCTTCCGCCTCCGCTCTTCCAGTGACAGGGTTTCGTCCGTCGTCAGGCCGTACCGACGCTCCCACAGCGGGAGCAGCCACGTCGCCGTCTCCGGGCTGAGTTGTGCCGGGAGCTCTTCGAGGATTTTGTCAACCTTGTCGTACTCGCGCCCCATGCCCTCGAACATATACAGCGCGATCTTGCTGTCGTCGTAGATAGGGGTCGTATTGTTCAGCATCCGCTCCGCTGCTGGGCTGGTGATGATGACCTCCCTGAGTGTGTCTGCCATATCCTCACCGCCTTATTCCGCCGCCGTCAGCGTGATCGCCTGAATGACCGGGTAGCGGTCTGCCGCGATTGCCACGTTCGCCGTGCCGTTGTTCACTTTCAGGCTGCTGTAGTCCTCAACGCCTGTGCTCTCGGACAGCTCCCGGCCAACGCGGGTGTACCGCAGGCTGCCGTCGTTCTTCGCTTCCTCGAAGTACGTCCGCAGGCGGGCCGTGAAGTCTGCCGTCACCTCGCTGATGGTCGCGTCGTCGTCGAGCTGTACCGTGGCCGTCACCGAGATGTACAGGGCCGTTGCCGTCTCCACGGTCAGGATGACCTCCGTGTTCGCCAGCCGCTCCGCCGGGTTATCCGGGGCCATGATGTGCTCGTACACGTTGTCGAGGATGGTCTGCGTGGCCGGGGCTCCGTTCAAGTCCATCACGATCAGCTTGACCGTCCCGGTTCCGGCTCCCTCCCATTCAGGGATGACGATGACGCTCCCGACGCCGTCCACTTCCTGCGCCCAGCGGATGTAGTCGCTGTCGTTTCCGACGTAGGACAGCTCTCCGCTCCTATCCACGGCCATGATGCGGGCCCTCAGGCTGTCGTCGTCTTCTTCGTCGGTGCCGCCCGTGGCCGCTACCGCGTTTGTGACCTCTTCGATGCCCGTGGTCGATTCCACTTCCATGATGATGCAGTTCGCCGGGACGTTTCCGACGGTGCCCGCCTCCGAGCAGACCACCGGCACCTGCGCCGCGCCGCTGGCGGGGATTTCTACTTCCTCCGTGCTGGTGAATTCGATATTCTCGGAGATCAGCGTCGCCGACGTCGAAAAGGCTTTCCCGGCGGGAATGACCGTTCCCTCCGTGCCTGTGACTGTCAGCGTCGTCTCTGCTGCTGTCGCGGCTCGCCTTGTCAAGCCGACATCCGCCGCCAGCATGTCGAGTTGTTCACCGCTGCTCCACTCCGGGAAAAACAGCTTGACGGCTTCGTTCAGCCGCACCATGAAATCCGCCTTTTCGATGGCCGCTGGCATGGTGAAGTCGTAGACGAATCCGCCTTCCATCTTGTCGATGTTGTCCGGGATGATTTCCAACATCCGGGCGTGGATTTCATCTTCGTCCATGTCGTCCAATATCTCCGGGGGCTCGTAGGTGCTGATGTCTTCCATTTCCATTCTGCTGCGCCTCCTTCCTTACGTCACTACGCTCATGTTGACATCGAAAGCCTCCCAGTTTTTGGGCTCGATGACAAAGGTAATGAAGAGCTCGCTTCCGTCCCAGTTGAATTCAAAATCGTGTACGCGCTCCGTTGCCGGGTTCTCCATCAGTGCCTCCGTGATGGTGCGCTCCATCGCGGACTGTACAGCCTCGCGGGTGGGCTCTTCCTGCGCTCCATCGAAGTCGATACCAAATCCTTCATACGCGCCACAGGCTCCGAGCTGCGTGTTTAACGCCTTTAAACACCACAGCATGTAGTTGTCCCTGCCGTCCACAAAAACAACGCGATTCTGCCCGTCAAGGACAAAATCGCCGATTTCATAATCGAATAGGGGCCCTGCTTTCATTTCCTCCGTCTCTTCCTGCTCGCTTTCGTCGAGCTCTGGGATGTCGAAGACGGGGTAAAGGCTATCCGCCATGCTGTCTCACCTCACAATACGTCGCTGGCCTTTTGGGTTCTCCCGAGCACCACCGCGTCGTTTTGCACCCATGCCACCAGCACGTGGTCGCCCTTGCTCACGCTCGCCCCTTTGAGGACGAGGTAATCGTCCTTTGGGACGGCAACCGTGACCGTGTTCGTGAGCAGGGAGCCGTTCTTCTGAATCTCTCCGAAGTCCAGCACCAGGTCTGTCGGCACCTGCCCCTTTGCGAGGGCTCGCATGACGCCCGCAAATCTGCTCAGGCCGGGGGAGTTGTTGCCCTTGCTCAATACGGTTCCACCTCCATCTGCATCGTCGCCGCCGTCGCGTTGTGGCTTATGCCCTTGATGTAGAAGTACCCCTTCATCGTGTCCGCTTTCACGTGTATCAGGTCGCCCTTGCGCATGAAAGGCATATCCGGGGTCGTCAGGGTGATCGTCCGCTTGGGAGAGCCCTTTTCGTCGATCAGTTCGTTGGCCTCGCTCTTCGCGTCTTTCAGGCTGGAGCTGCCAATCGACTGCACTGTTTGCAGGATGCCGTACTCCACCTTGCCGTCCACGGTGGCCTCGACCTTCGGCCTGCCCTGCTTATCGTCTTTGCCAACCAGCACGACGCGGGTGACGAGTTCGGTCATGCTGTATTTGTCCGATATGTCCAACAGGTTCTTTTCTACCGTGAAGTTCCAAACATCCGCGTTGCTGCCCTGCTTCACGATGTAGCACTTGCCCTTTTCAGCTCGGACGACGCACTTCACGCCCTTCTTTTTCTTCGCCGTGTCCAGCGTCTCCGTCAGCATGGCGCTGATGCTCTTGTTTTTGTACAGGGTCTTTTCGTGCGTATAGGCTGGGCCGCTGTACCCTCCGAATGGGACGTTCCATTTCGAAAGGATGTTTTTGCAGATTTCCTCCGTCTTCTTTCCTTTGGCCCAGTACATGCTGTCGGTGGACTTTTGCAGGTAATACAGCAGGTCGTAGCACGTGAGGACGATTGCGTCGCCGCTGACGCGGGAGTGTTCCCATTCCCATACCGTACCCCTGAATAATTCCTTCCGGCTGCTTCTTCCTTCCCACTTCGCATACAGGTACATGATGGTGCAAAGTTTGAGCTGCTTCGACAGCCTGCTGCCCTCGAATTCAATGTCGCGTAGCGTGAGGTTGAGGCGCATGGCGAGCTCGCTTTCGTTCTCTTCCCATGCGATGTTCTCCGCCACATTTTCGAGGTGCAGCAGCCTGCCGTCCGAGAGGATGGCTGTGACATAGTACCTGACCGTCGTCGGGTCGAAGGTTTTCGTAGTTGCCATGCTGTACCTCCCTGTCGATGCTCTACTTCTTCGTGAGTGCCTTGTAGATGGAATAGCCTACCGCCGCGACGCCAACCACCGTTTTCACTACCGTCTTGACGCTGGTATTTGTCAGGCCTGTCTTTGGCAGGGTACCGGTATACGGTTTCTTCGGGGTTTTTGTGCTGCCGCCGCCCTTACTCTTTGTGCTCTTGCGCTTCGTGCTGTGGGATTCCTTCGTACTGGCCTTGCCGGAGGTTATCTTGACGTAGGTGGCACATATCCACCATTCGTCTTCCTTCTTCGTGCCTCCGCCGGATGTTACTCCCTTCTTGAGGGATGAATCGGGGTCGGAGCCGGATTCCTTGATCTTGTACCAGTTTCCGCTCGTAGCATAGATCGTGACCTCTGCGTTCTTTTTCAGCGTTCCGAGCTTTTTGTAGCTCTTGCCGGGGCCTTTCCTGAATGTGACCTTGCTGCCCGTGACCTTGCCCTTCTTCGTGTTCTTACTGGAGCTGCTCGACGTCTTTGGTGCCGGGGCCGGGGAGGTTGTGACGGTGATGTCCGGGTACTTCGTCAGCGTGATCGAGTAGCGGCAGTTTCCTGCGCCAAAGTATTTCTTGTTGAACACATCAACAAACACGTCGACGTTGATTAAGTCTCCGATGACGAGCGTGAGTTTGGTGCCGTTCTTTTTCCACTTTTCAAGCTGCGAAACGAGCTTTTTGGGCTCTTTCCAGTCTTCCTTTACCCCGCTGTTCACAAAAGAGTAGCCCCTCATGCCCTTCCCGGGGAAAAGGCTGTCCCAAGACCACCCCGTGGCTTTTTCGCCACGGGGTATCTTGTTTTCGCCTGTCTTGATGATGTTGATCGGGACGGTGTTTGCTCCCGAGGTTTCGTTGACCTCGTTCGGAATGATCGGGAATACGAGTTGTTTGTCGCCCGTCTTTTCTTTCAGGTAAAAGTCGATTCCTGTCAATTCCATGATGCTTCCTCCTTCCCTCACATGTTGGTGATGATGTCTTCGAGCTGATCGGCCATCGCCGCTCCAAGCAGCTCCGCCAGCTCGTTTTGATGGGCCCGTATGGCATCGAGAATCGCGTCCGGGTCTCCGCCTGTACCTTCGATCTTGTACTCCGGGTTCACGTCCACATTGACTTGCACAATGCTTCCGCCCGTGCCTCCGTTGCCCGTCGGCTTGTAGTCGCCGCTGCCGTTGCCGTCGTCGCTCCAAGAATCCTCCGGGAGCGAGTTAATGAGGCCGGAGTAGGGGGCCATGATGCCGCCCTCGGCAAACTCGTTCACGCCCAGCGCTTCGCCTGCCTGCAGCCACAGGTCGAGGCCACGGCTGCGCCGCTTCGCGCCCAGCGGGATGATGGCCTCCGGGCCATCCTCAGCGACCCACGAGAGGAAAGCTCCGTCGTAGATGCCGCCCTCCGCCAGCGTCGCAATCTGTGCGCCTTTGGGGACAGAGCCGTTTTTCTTGATGTTGATGGTGAACGTGGCCGTCATTCCGTCGAGGTTCTTCACCTCGGATTCCAAGCCGGAGACCTGGCTCTTCGCGCCGCTGGCCGCCGTGCCTACTCCCGAAACGGACGAGGCCGTGGAATCCGCCGTTGCTGCGTTCAGGGTGTCCATCGCGGTCTTGACCGTGTCCACCTTCGCGCGAGCGTCGTCTGCGTTGCCTCCCAGCGTTTCGAGGGAGGAAGCAGCGGTGTCGAAATTGAGGTTCTGAATGGTCTCCGTGTCAATGCCCTCGATGGCTTCCATCGCCGTGTTCAGCGCTTCGCCCATGTCGGTCACAGAACTCAGGTCAACGTCCGTCCCAAGCGACGTGAGGACGCTCTGCAGGGCCTCGATGCTGGCCGTGTCAAGGGATTCCAGCGGTTCGAGGTTCAGGTCTGCCAGCTCGGAGTTCAGGCGCTCCAAGTCGCCCGTGTTCCACGCTTCCTTGCCTGCGTCGCCCAGCTTTTGATAGGTATTGGACATCTCCATGAGCTGCTTTTGTATTCCGGCCACCACGTCCACGTTGGCCTGCGCCTCCGCGCTCTGTACGGCCTGCTGCGTGATGGCTTCCGTGCTGGTTTTCTCCGCGTCGGTGATGTAGTCCGTGCTGGCGTTCAGCTCGGCAAGGCCCATGATGGCGTTCTCGAACATCTGCTTGCCTGCGTCGTCGAGCGTGGCGTACTGGGCTGCCATCTCTTCGAGGCTGTTGCCCGCATAGCGGACATCCTGCCCGAATGCGTCGGCTTCGACCAAGCCCTTTTTGCCCTGATACAGGTCAACGAGGGCCTGATTCTGCTGTTCGTAGTTGGCCTGAGACTTTTCGAGCTTCGGCGTTTCGTCGGATATGTAGTTTTCGAGGTCCGCGATTGCTCCGGCGAATCCTCCGAGCTCTTCAAAATCCCATGCCGTAGGTGCTTCGGTGCCCGTCATGTTGTACCCTTCGCTCGTTTCGAGCTTCGGGGCGATGTCGGTGTTCCACTTCTCTGCCATCGCGTCGATTGCAGGCTCGTAGGTCTCGGTCTGCCATTTGGTGTAATCCTCGTAGGACATATCGCCGTGCTTCATGGCTTCGACGTTCATGCGCCGTTCCGCCTGTAGCGCGTCTGATTCGCGCTGCATGGTTTTCAGGCTGTTCATGGCAGCCGTGGCGTTTTCGATGTCCGTTGCTTTCGCCTCGTACTCGCTGCGATACTGATCGCGCTTTTCGATAGCGTCCGGGGCCTTGTACTCTGCCGTCTGAATGGCCTCTGCGAGCTCTTGCCTGCTGGCCGCCGCGTCTGCGAGGACGTAGGCTTCGACATCCTCTTGTGTGACGGCTCCGCTCTCCAAGTCTTCCTGAGAGAAAGCGCCGCCCGTCAGCTCGCTGATGTTCCCGTACAGGTCTTTCAACTGCTGATTGTACTGTTCGAGGTCTTCCTTCGTGAGGCTGCCTGCGGACAGGCCAAAGTTCAGCAGCACGTTCATGTCTCCGAAGTCCTGAAAAATCCGCGCCAGCTCGTTCATGTCATCTTCGGACAGGTCGCTGTTCTCGGAAATCTGCAACAGGATGTTGGCCGCTTCGTCTTTCAGGGTCTCCACTTTGGTTTTCAGGTCATTGAGCTGTGTTTCGTCGAGCTTGCTTCCGTCGATCAGCAGGCTGATCTTTGCCTCTTCGCTTGTGAGGGACGTGTACTCGGACACGAGGTTTTCCCACTCCGTCGGAGACATGCTTCCCTCGCCCTCAGCCATCTTTACTTCGATTTCTGCTTTCCTGTCCTTGATCTTCTTCAACTGCGTGGAGTAAGCTGCGATCTCCGTCGGTGTCTTGCCTGCGCCCTCGATCTTCACCTCCGCCTCCGCCTTCGCGGTGGCGATTTCTCCAAGCCGGGTGACGTAGCTCTGTACCTCATCGGGAGTGAGGTCGCTGTTGTTGGCGATCATCACGGTGGCCTTTTTCTGTCCCTCTTGGAACATCGCCAACTGGGCTTCGATCAGTGCGACTTCCGCCACACTGTACCCTTCCTTCTTCAACGTCGCTTCCAGCTCCACATGGTTTCCGTGTAGCGCGTCGAGCTCCGCCTGATACGTGGCGATGTCGGTAGCTGTCAGCGTTCCACTTGCCAGCGCCGCTTCCAGCTCAACTTCTTTGCCATTCAGCTTGTCGAGCTCTTTCTGATACGTTTCCACCTGCGTGGCCGTCAGTGTTCCGCTTGCCAGCGCCGCTTCGAGGTATGCCTTGCGGTCTTTTACCTTTTCCAGCTCTTGCTTGTAGGCTTCAATCTCCGCTGGGGTCAGAGTAGTATTTGCGAGCCGTGCTTCCAGCCACACGGTACGGTCTGTGATATTGTCGATCTCTTCGCGTACCTTCTTCACGGTCTCTTCGTTCTTTCCGCCCTCTTCGATCTTGACCTCGATCTCGTGGATTTGATCGAAGGTTCCGCGTACTTCCTGCGCTTTCTTCGCGGCCTTGACGTAGTTGTCTGCTGCTTCGTTCACGTCGTCGCTCAGGTGCAACAGGGCTTGCCGTTCCCGTTCCTGATGATCGTTGTACAGCTTGATTCCTACGCCAAGTGCAACCAACACCGCCAGCGCCGCCCAGCCCCAGCCGGGAATGGCCGCCAATGCGCTGCCGAGCCCGCTGAATGCAGACGTGCTCGCTGCCGCGCTCGCAGTCGCCTCCGCTGTAGTCGCCGCAATCGATGTCATGGCCGGTGCCGCTGCCGTCGCTCCGCCTTTGAGGATTTTCAGGGCCGCTCCAAGCTGC